CTCATTTTCAGTTAAAGGATTTCAATTAGAATTTACCCCAGGAGGAAGAAGATAATGGCAGGCTATTCAGCACGACAAGCAAGTTTCACTACAGGTGATACTATACTTGCAGCTCATTCCAATGATGAGTTTAACCAAGTACTAGCTGCGTTTAACGCAACCACAGGACACACGCATGATGGAACTGCGGGTGAAGGTGGTCCTATTAGTACTCTTAGAGACTCAGATTCATTAAATAAAATATTTGTAGATACAAGCAATAATCATTTAGAATTTTATGTTGAAGTATCTTCAGCAGCAGTACAGCAGTTAAGAATACAAGATGGTGCTATAGTACCTATCACAGATAATGATATAGACTTAGGAACTTCCTCTCTTGAGTTTAAGGATTTATTTATAGATGGTACAGCAAATGTTGATGCTATTAATTTAGATGGCACACTTATCACATCAACTGCAGCAGAATTAAATATATTAGATGGTGTAACAGCAACAGCTGCAGAGCTTAATATATTAGATGGCGTAACATCTACTACAGCAGAGCTTAATATTCTTGATGGAGTAACTGCAACAGCAGCAGAATTAAATATTTTGGATGGAGTAACATCTACAGCTGCAGAATTAAATATCTTAGATGGTGTTACTTCGACAGCTGCAGAATTAAATTTAGTTGATGGTATTACAGCAGGAACTGTAAGTGCATCTAAAGCAGTAATAGTAGATTCTGATAAAGATTTAACTGGTCTTAGAAACTTAACTATCTCTGGAGATCTTACAGTATCAGGTGATGATATTACTATGGGTACAAATACTGCAGGTAATTTATTAATCGCAGATGGTACAAACTTTAATTCAGTGGCAGTAGGTTCATTATCAGAGATATCTACAGTAGCATCAGATGATGTATTACTAGCAGTTGATACTTCAGGTGGTGGACTTAAAAAAATTACAAGATCAACTTTAACAGCAGGTATCGTTTCAGGTTCTGAAATATCAAATGTTGTAGAAGATAGTACACCTCAACTAGGTGGTGATTTAGATGTTAATGGTAATGGTTTAGTATCTACATCAAATGGTAATATTGCTTTAACACCTAATGGAACTGGAGTTGTTAGAATTGATGGATCTAATGGTATTGACATGCAATCTGGGGCTATATCTATTAAAAACTCTGGTGCACAATCTTACGTTAGATTTTACTGTGAGTCTTCAAATGCACACTATGCACAATTACAAGCACCTGCTCACTCAGCTTTTTCTGGTAATATTACATTAACTTTACCAGCCACTACAGATACAGTTGCAGGTATAGCAGCTACACAAACTTTTACAAATAAAACACTAACATCACCAAAAATAAATGAAGATGTAGCTGTGACTGCAACAGCAACAGAAATAAATTTATTAGATGGGGTGACATCTACTACAGCAGAACTTAATATTTTAGATGGTGTAACATCAACAGCATCAGAACTTAATTTATTAGATGGTGGAACATCAGTAGGTAGTTCATTAACATTAGCAGATTCTGATGGTATTATAATGAATGATGGGGGTACTATGAAAAGTATGCCAGCATCAGATATTAAAACTTATGTTGGTGCATCAGCTGGTGGTTTTTCCATAGCTAATTTAGATATTGATGGTGGTACAGATATAGGAGAAGCTATTGTAGACGCAGATTTATTTATAGTAGATAATGGAGCAGGAGGCACTAATAGAAAAGTTGCTGCTTCAAGATTAGTAACATATGTTGATGCAAACTCTAGTGCTGCATCAGTAGGAAAAGCAATTGCAATGGCAATTGTATTTGGTTAAAATTAAAGAGGAGATAATATGGCTACACCAAACATCGTAAACGTAGCAACTATTAATGCTAAGAACGCAACTGCTTTACTAGATGGTACATCTAGAACTACAGCGGTTGATGTTGCAGCAGATAAAGTTGCCAAAATAAATACAATTCTTGTTGCAAACGTGGATGGTACAAATGCTGCTGATATTACAATTGAGGTTAGTGTAGATAATGGATCTAACTATGTTAAGATTGCTAATACAATATCAGTACCAGCAGATGCTACCCTAAGTTTTTTAGAGAATCCGATTTATTTAGATGAAACAGATATATTAGCTTTTACAGCATCAGCTGCAAATGACTTAACTTATTTTGTTTCTTACGAAGAATTAGATGACGCATAATAGATAGAATTATAGGAGGCAACATAATTCATGGCTAATGGCGGATTTATAGGACCTGTAAAAGTAGTATGCACACCATCTACTAAAGTCACAACATTTACATCATCAGGTACTTTTACAAAAAAAAACTGCACATCAACTGTGCCAGAAGTATTAGTAGTTGCTGGTGGAGGCGGAGGTGGACAATATGGCGGTGGTGGCGGTGCAGGTGGTTATAGAACAGCCACTTGTGTTTCTTTATCTGGAAACTCTGTAGCAGTAACTGTTGGTGGTGGTGGAGCTGGACAAGCTTGTTCAGGAAGAGGTGCTAATGGTAATAACTCATTAATATGTGGTATTTTAACTTCTGCTGGCGGTGGAGGCGGTGGTAATGTAAATAGTGCTTCTGCTGGAGCTGGTTTAGCTGGAGGCTCTGGAGGTGGAGGTGGTAATACATCTTCAAGTCCTCAACCAGGAGGAGCAGGTAACACACCACCAGTATCTCCTTCTCAGGGAAATAATGGTGGAGCTGGATCTACTAATCCAGGACATAGAACTGGTGGCGGTGGTGGTGGTGCTTCAGCTACTGGAGGAAATTCTAGTTCTTCTGCTGGAGGCAATGGTGGAAATGGAACAGCAAATGATATTACAGGATCAAACGTAACCTACGCTGGAGGTGGTGGAGGATCAGACGCTAACTATGGATCTGCTGGTAGTGGTGGATCAGGTGGTGGCGGAGCAGGAGGAAATGCATGTACAGGTTCTAATGGAACAGCAAATACTGGTGGCGGAGGTGGTGGAGCTAGTCCTGCTAAATCAGGAGGTTCAGGAGTAGTAATAGTCAAAGAAACAATACCAAAATGTGCATCAGGTAGATGGACATTAAACGAACATTTCGATCAAGTAAAGAATTCAGAGTGGATAAATAGAACAGCATTAATAGATTACATGGTAGTCGCTGGTGGTGGTGGCGGTGGATCACAAAACTCAGGAGGTGGTGGTGCAGGAGGTTATCGTGCATCAGGATATGGCCCAAGTCCATTACGAGGATCAGCATTAGAATTAGATTTAGGAAGTCATACAATTACAGTTGGGGCTGGTGGAGCTGGTGGTGCTTTTCCCTCAACTTCATGCGGTACTTCAGGTCAAGCATCTACTTTAGGAACAATTACATCTGCTGGTGGTGGTGGTGGCGGTGGTAGAGTCGGTGGCAATCCTGCTGGCTGTTCTACTGGTGCTACTGGCGGTTCAGGTGGAGGTTCAGGAGAAGGTAATTGCACATGTGCTGCAGGTAATACTCCTCCAACAGATCCTCCTCAAGGAAATCCAGGAGGAAAGAAAAAAGGCGGTGGTGGTGGAGCCACAGCAGCTGGATCAGCTGGATGTGGTAATAATCCTTCATCTGGTGGAGTTGGAGGTGCAGGAGCACCAAATGCAATTTTAGGTTCAGCGACAACATATGCTGGAGGTGGCGGTGCAGGAAACTGTACTGCAGGAGCTGGTGGTGCTGGTGGAGGTGGTGCTGGTGGTAATGCAAATAATAATGGAACAGCTGGAACTGCAAACACTGGTGGTGGCGGAGGTGGTTCTAAAGGTGCTAATAATCTTGGTGGTGATGGCGGAGCAGGTGGTTCAGGTATCGTGGTTGCGAGAGTACCAGGAACTTCAGAAATTTCACTTAGTTCATCTCCAGGATGTGCTGCAGACATTTCATTGGCACCTGATCGTGGTCAAATTGCTAAATTTACTGCTTCAGGAACTTTAAATATTTTAGATCACTCATCTGGTATACCTATGAATTATTTAATTATAGCAGGTGGTGGTGGAGGTGGTACTGGTGATGGAGCTGCTGCAGAAGGTGCAGGTGGTGGTGGAGCTGGTGGATATAGAATTTCTTTTAATTGTGAAACTTCTGGTGGAGGAAGTTCATCTGAATCAGAAATATCTGTTTCAGCAGGAGCATATACAATCACTATTGGTGGTGGCGGAAACGGAGCAACTAGTAATGGTGGTGCTAATGGTTCAGCAGGAAATAATTCTTCTCTTTCTGGAATCACATCTACAGGAGGTGGTTATGGTGGAGCACAGAATAATAGTGGTGGACCTGGAGGATCTGGTGGAGGTGGTGGTACACAAAGACCAGGAAGCACTTCTGGTGGATCTGGTACACCAGGACAAGGTTTTGCTGGAGGAACAGGTACATGTGATGCCTCTGGAGGTGGTGGAGGTGGAGCTGGTAGTGCAGGATCAAATGCCACTCCTTCAAATACAGGCGGACCAGGTGGAAATGGTTTAGCTTCTTCTATTACAGGATCTCCTGTTACAAGAGCTGGTGGTGGAGGTGGAGCAAGTTATGTTCTATCTGGAGGATCAGGAGGACCAGGTGGAGGAGGTCAAGGAGGACATGAATCTCCAACTTCTCGTTGTGCAACTTCAGGAACAGTTAACACAGGATCTGGTGGTGGTGGAGCTATAGGAGATGTAGGAGATGCTGGGAATGGTGGATCAGGAATCGTAATAACTAGATTTCCAAGTTCAACAACTGTATCTGTTGCACCAGGCACAAATACTGTTTCAACTTGTGTAGGTCCAGCTAATGATAAGGTAGCTAAATTTACAGTATCAGGAACATTAACAATTTCATAACAGAATTTTTTATAACGGAGGAAAAAACATATGGCACATTTTGCAGAGTTAGAATCAAAAACCGACCCAACTGGTTTTACATCAGATACACATCTGATCGTAAAAAGAGTTGTAGTTGTAGGTAATGATTGTGTACCTTCAGATGAACACATTGATGGTGAAACATGGTGTGTTGATTTTTTCAAAGGGGGTACTTGGAAGCAAACATCTTATAACAATAACTTTAGAAAACAATACGCAGGTATTGGTTATAGATATGATGCATCCAAAAATAAATTTATTACACCACAACCTTATGCATCTTGGTCTTTAGATGATAATGATGATTGGCAAGCACCAATTACATACCCATCAGTAACTAATGATGGTCAAGATCCTGTTGTTTGGTCTTACATGATTAGATGGAATGAGACTAAATATCAAGCTGACAACAATACAGGTTGGGAAGCAACTAAATCTAACGACACAGCAGAAACACCTACAGTTTACGATTGGAACGGATCGGCTTGGACATCTTAATAGGAGACTAATAAATGCCTAGAACTAATGGTGGAATCATTGGTAAAAGAAACGTAACTTCTTTTGGGAAGTGTACTCAAATCGTTAGAACATCTAGTACACCTAGTGCTGTTACCACACAGCCAGGCACAAGATTAATTCAAACATTAATTGTTGCTGGTGGTGCAGGAGGTGGACATGATGGAGGAGGTGGTGGTGGTGCTGGTGGTTTAAGAAATTTAGAATTACCTGTAGCTGGTAATACTGCTTTAGGAGCTGTAACAATTGGTGCAGGTGGAGCAGGAGGATCAGGCCCAACGACCAAAGGTGTTTCTGGAGGTGATAGTAGTATTGTAGCTTGTGGAGTAACTTATACATCTAATGGTGGTGGAGGTGGTGGTTCTAATAATACTGCTTCTGGTAATCCAGGTGTTGCTGGGGGATCAGGTGGAGGTGCTGCAAATACAGCTTGTGCACCAGCTACAAGATGTGGAGGTGCAGGAAATACTCCTCCAGTAAGTCCACCTCAAGGTAACCCTGGTGGAAATAGCGTTAGAAATGCTCCATTATCACAAGGTGCTGGTGGAGGTGGAGCTGGATCGGCAGGAGAAAATTCTTCAGGTAGTCCTTTTGTTAGTGGAGATGGTGGATCAGGATTAGATGTAAGCCCAGATTTTCCAGGAGTTCCTAATTCAGGAGTTTATGCAGGTGGTGGTGGAGGTGGAACCAATTCTGGCCCTACTGGTGGAGATGCAGGACCAGGTGGTGGAGGTGCTGGTGCTCCTTGTGGTGGAGCTGCTGGTGACGGAACTACTAATACTGGAGGTGGTGGCGGTGGAGGACCTGGATCAAACGGACCAAGTCCATCTCCAAGTAGAAGAGGTGGATCAGGTGGTTCAGGAATAGTTATAGTAAAAGAATTAGATAAAGCTTCAGGAGTCTGGAGTCTTAATGAACAAATAGATCAATTAGATGCAGGTTTATGGCCTAAGAGAGAAGCAACAATAGATTATATGGTAGTAGCTGGTGGTGGCGGTGGCGGTATGGATCTTGGTGGTGGAGGTGGTGCAGGAGGTTATCGTGCATCAGGATTTGGACCAAGTCCATTACAAGGCACAGCACAAAGTTTAAGTTTAGGAAGTTATACAGTTACAGTTGGAGCTGGTGGAGCAGGATCAACTAGTGGTCCATCAGCAGGAGTAACTGGTAGTGATTCAATTTTAGGAACAATAACATCAGCTGGTGGTGGAGGTGGTGGTTCAAGACCCGCTAATACTGGACAAGCTGGAGGTTCTGGTGGTGGTGGAGGTGGTGATTGTGGATCAGCAGGATCAGGAAACACTCCTCCAACAGATCCACCTCAAGGAAATAGTGGTGGCGCTAACGCTGGAGGTGGTGGTGGAGCTGGTGGAGCAGGTAGTGCAACACCAAGTGGAGGTAGTCCAAAACCAGGTGGAGCTGGTGGTAATGGTGTTCCAAATAATATTACAGGAAGTGCTTTAACAGTCGCTGGTGGTGGAGGAGGTGGTTCCTCAGCATGTGGTTCTTTTGGAGCAAATTCACCTAATGCCCCAGGAGGTGGAGGATCAGGTGCTGGTAATAGTCCAACAGTAGGAGGCGCTGGAACAGCTAACACTGGAGGTGGCGGTGGAGCTGGAAGTAATGCTCCTCCAAAACCAAGTGCTGGAGCTGGTGGAGCTGGTGGTTCAGGTATTGTTATTGCAAGAACATCTGCAAGTGGAGAAATATTTACTCAAGGATCTTCTTCAAATGAAACTGCAATTATTAATTGTGGTGCATGTCAAGTTGCACAATTTAAAGCGTCTTCAACATTAAATATTTTAGATTCAGGAGATTCTCAACTAGCACACTTTTTAGTAGTTGCTGGTGGAGCAGCAGGAGCATTTAACACTGGAGCTGGAGGTGGTGGAGCTGGAGGTTTTAGATCTTCTTACCCAAGTCCTACCAATGTTTTAAGAGCACAACAGTTATCTATTTCACCAGGTTGTTTTTCAATAACAGTTGGTGGTGGTGGAGCTGCAGGTCAATGCGCACCTGGAGCAGGATCAAATTCAGTATTTAGTATTATAACAGCCACTGGTGGTGGAGGTGGTGGAACAAGAGGACCTTTAGATAGAGGTGGACAACCTGGAGGATCAGGTGGTGGTGGAGGTGGATCACCAGGATCTGCAAATAATGATCCAGGTGCAGGTAATGCTGGAGGATTTATTGCAGTAGAAGGATTTAATGGAGGAGAAGGAGATTCAGGACCACCATTCCATACAGGAGCTGGTGGAGGTGGTGCTTCAGAGGTTGGACAAAATTCACAACCATCTGGTACAGGTGGTAGAGGTGGTGCAGGAAAAACTATAGCTATTTCAGGATCATGTGTAGCTTTTGCAGGAGGTGGAGGAGCAGGAGCTGGTTCAGGAGGAAGCACTGGTGGTGCAGCATCACCTTGCGGAACTGGGGGAGCTGGACAACCTAATTCAGGATCTTCTGCAGCTGGAACTACCAATAGAGGTGGTGGTGGTGGCGGTGGTAAATACTCAGGTGGAGCAGGATCTGCAGGTGGATCAGGTATTGTTATTGTTAGAATGCCTGCATGTACTTCTATGTCAGCAGCGCCAGGGACTAATAGTGTATCAACATTACCAAGTCCAGCGGGTGGATGTAAAGTAGCTCAATTTACTGTATCAGGAACGTTGACTATAAGTTAAAATTAAATTATAAATATAACATTTAAGGAGTAAGAATATGGCACATTTCGCAGAATTAAAAGCAATGACAGATCCAACTGGATTTACGTCAGATTCACATCAAGTAGTACAAAGAGTTGTTGTCGTAGGCAATGATGTAGAGACAGCAGCAGGACCATTAGGTGAAAATGATATGCACGTAGACGGAGAAAACTGGTGTATTAATTTTTTTAAAGGTGGAATCTGGAAACAGACTTCTTACAATAATAATTTTAGAAAAGCCTACGCAGGAATAGGTATGATTTATGATCCTGTAAAAGATAAATTTTTGGGACAACAACCTTACGCTTCATGGTCATTAGATGATAATGACGATTGGCAAGCACCAGTAGCATACCCTTCAATTACAGAGGATGGTGATGTTATTTATTTAATTTCTTGGAACGAAGATAAATATAATGCTGACAACACTAAAGGTTGGGAAGCAACAAAATCAAACGACGAAGCGGAAACCAAAACTATTTACGATTGGAACGGCACAGCTTGGGTGTCCGCATAGGAGGACACAATGCCAAGAAACAAAGTTGGCTCAGCAAACGGTGGAGTAATTGGAAAAACGAATAATGCTTCGTTTGGAAAAGATAAAATTACAACCAAAACATCATCTGGAAACGTAACCACACAATCTAGCACACGACTTGTAACAACAGTTGTTGTAGCAGGTGGAGGTGGTGGCGGTGGTGCACCTTCATCACCTGACCATGTTTCAGGTGGAGGTGGAGCTGGTGGAGCTAAAGTAGTTACATGTATTTCAGTTTGTGGTAATACAGCTTACCCAATGACAGTTGGAGGAGGTGGTCCTGGCGCTTCTGCAAGTGGACAAGGTACGTCAGGAAATAGCTCTATTGCAGGTTTTCCATCTAACCCTACCACAGTTTGTGGTGGAGGTGGTGGAGGTGGTGGACCTCCAGGAACATGTTCAGGAGCTAATGGTGGATCAGGTGGTGGTGGATCTTCAGCAGGTGGTCAACCAACATCAAATAATTTTGGAACAGGTGTTTGTGGACAAGGAAACCCTGGTGGGAGCGGTACTGATGCTGCGCCTCCTGGTTTAACAGGTGGTGGCGGTGGTGGAGCAAGTGCTGCAGGAGAAACAGGTATTCCAGCAACAAGAGGTGGTAATGGTGGAGATGGAACAGATTTTAGTCCTTTCATAGGAAATATTGGACCCACATGTTCAGTATTTGCAGGTGGTGGTGGCGGAGCAAAAAGAAGTGGAACTCAAGGAACAGGTGGTGCTGGTGGAGGTGGAGCAGCAAGATGTTCTAGCTCTGGTAATGGAATCCCAGGAACTGCTAACACTGGTGGTGGAGGAGGAGGAACTGGAGCACCTGGAGCAAACGCAGGAGGCACTGGTGGACCAGGAATTGTGGTCGTAAAAGAATTAAATAAAGCAAGTGGTGTGTGGTCAATGCAAAGTCAATTTGCTGCAAAATCTTGTGGCACATGGCCATCTGTTGCACTTTCACCATTTAGTGCACAATTTTTAGTTATCGCAGGTGGAGGTGGTGGAGGTACTAACGGACCAGCTGGTGGAGGAGCTGGAGGTTATAGATCATCAGTTCCTGGTGAATCATCTGGTGGAGGTGGCTCTGCTGAATCTTTATCACCAATAACAGTCGACACGACTTACAGTATTACAATAGGTGGTGGAGGTGGGCAAACACCTTCTCCAACACCAAGAGCGTATGGTGCTCCAGGAAGTAATTCAGTTTTTGCAAACCCTGCAGCCCCTATAACATCAATAGGTGGTGGAGGTGGTGGTGCTGGAGGAGATGGACAAACACCAGGTAGACCTGGAGGATCAGGTGGAGGTGGTGCTGCTTACAATGGACCTACTCAACCAGGAGGTTCAGGAACTGCTAATCAAGGTTTTGATGGTGGATCAGCTTCTTCTAGTGGTGGAGTTTTAACAGCTGCGGGTGGGGGTGGTGCTGGTAGTGTTGGAGCGAATGCAAGTCCAGGATCAAGATCTAACACAAATCGAGTGCCAGGATATTCTGGTGGTGACGGTGTGGCAAGTTCAATCACAGGATCACCTGTGTATAGAGCAGGTGGTGGAACAGGAGCTTACTCTCCCACTCCAAGTAGTGTAGGTCCAACTGGTCAAACAGCAAATGATCAAGACGGTGTTGATAATAGTGGTAGCGGAGGTGGTGGTGCAGCGCAAGGTGGTTCAGGAGTTGTAATATTAAAATCACCCGCTGATAGTGACATTACTGTAACTCCAGGCACAAACTCTGTAGCAACTTTACCTTCAGGTGAAAAGGTAGCTACATTTACAGTATCAGGAACATATAAAGCTAATAAATTTGCATAAATGTTAATTAAAGGTGGTGGATTAATTTATTTTATACATATACCTAGAACGGGTGGTAGGCATATATATAATATGTTTAAACACTATCCGATTGAAGACAACTCAAACCCTAATGACAAGTTTAATGGTATGATTAAAATGCATCTACCATATCCTTATTATAAAACTTTATATAATTTTAATAATATAAAGACATTCACTATTTTTAGAAATCCCGTAGATAGAATATTAAGTGCAATTAGTCATGATGTATTTATTAATAAAACAGATATAAAATTAATTAAAAAAGACATAGTGTCTTATATTGAAAAACAAAGAAATAATTATAGTTATCACAACAATTTTTTTACACCTCAAATAAATTATTTAGACATGAACACTAAAATATGGAAATTTGAAAATGGGTTTAATGAAGATTTTTGTAAATGGATTAAAAATAATTTTGAATTTAAAATTAAACCAATAACTCAAAAAAAAGACCTTGTTTTGGATGGGTATAACAAAATTAAATTATCCAACAATATCATTGACATAATAAAAAATATGTATAAATTAGATTTTAAAATATGGAAAGAAATATAGAAAGATGAATTTAACAAATTATTATTGGTATTTTCAATCAGCAATTCCAAGTCGTATTTGTGATGAGATAGTTAAGTACGGAAAATCTATTTCAGATCAAATGGCTGTGACTGGTGGCTTTGGTCATGGTAAAAATTTAAATAAAAAACAAATAAAAGATTTAAAAACTAAAAGAGATTCTAATATTGTTTGGATGAGTGATAGATGGATCTATAAAGAAATACAACCATATGTTCATCAAGCAAACGCAAATGCAGGTTGGAATTTTCAATGGGATTATTCTGAATCATGTCAATTTACAAAATATGAAAAAGGTCAATTTTATGATTGGCACTGTGATGGTTGGGATAGACCATACATTAGAGAAAATCCAAACTCACCTGATCATGGAAAAATTAGAAAGTTATCTGTAACAGTCAGTTTATCAGATCCAAAAGATTATAAAGGTGGTGAATTAGAGTTTGATTTTAGAAACAAAGATCCAGACAAAAAACCTAACATTATAAAATGTAAAGAGATATTACCAAAAGGTTCTTTAGTTGTATTTCCTGGTTTTGTGTGGCACAGAGTATGTCCAGTTAAAAAAGGATCTAGATATAGTTTAGTTATTTGGAATTTAGGGTGGCCATATAAATGAGTTTTCCAAAACAATTAAATTTAGAAGAATATTTTAAGTGTCCAATATGGTGGGTAGACGAATCTAAGTTTATTAAAAAATTAAATAAAGCTTCTGATAAATATATAAAAATATCACAGAAGAATCTAAAAAAACAAATAGATGAAAGAAATAAAAAGTTTGGTGATAAAGGTGATATGGGTCATGTGTTTCATTCAACGTCATTAATTGGTGATCCTAAATTTAAAGAATTACAAGATTACGTGGGAGCAACGTCTTATAATTTATTAGGTGAGATGGGTTTTGATTTAACTAATTTTCAAGTGTTTACAACAGAAATGTGGGTACAAGAGTTTGCTAAAAAAGGCGGAGGGCATCATACATTGCATACACATTGGAATGGTCACATGTCTGGTTTTTATTTTTTAAAAGCAAGTGAGAGAACATCGATGCCTATGTTTGAAGATCCTAGACCAGGAAATATTATGAATCTTTTACCAGAAAAAGATAAATCAAAAGTCACATATGCAAGTTCACAAATTCATTATAAAGTTCAACCAGGTAGGATGATATTCTTTCCATCGTATATGCCACATCAATATATAGTTGATATGGGTTATGAACCGTTTAGGTTTATACATTGGAACTGCCAAGCGATACCGAAAGGAGTTTTAAATGTCGTTCAAGAAAAATAAATACACTGTTTTAAAAAATGCAATATCAAAAGAATTAGCAGATTTTGTATATAATTATTTTAAAAACAAAAGAAACGTAGCTAAAGTTTTATTTGATACAAGATATATATCCCCATTCACAGAGTATTGGGGTATATGGAATGATGACCAAGTTCCTAACACATACTCACATTATGGTGACATGGCCATGGAAACTTTATTGCAACAAGTAAAACCTGTCATGGAAAAACATACAGGATTAAAATTATCTGAAACATATTCGTATGCTAGGATATATAAAAAAGGAGATGTGTTAGCTAGACACAAAGATAGATATTCTTGTGAAATATCTACCACTTTAAATTTAGGTGGAGATGACTGGCCAATATATTTAGACCCAACTGGTAAACAAGGACAAGCTGGTGTTAAAGTAAAATTAAACCCAGGTGACATGTTGATATATTCTGGATGTGATTTAGAACACTGGAGAGAAGAATTTACAGGCAAACACTGTGGTCAAGTATTTTTGCATTATAATAAAGCAGGATCTAAAATGGCAAAAGAAAATGCCTTGGACAAAAGACCTATGATAGGTTTACCTGCTTGGTTTAAGGGTGCAAAGTTGACTAATTCTACAAAATAGTCTATACAATAAACTGGTAGGGAGAGACACCACCACACCCTCTCCCTGCTTTTAATCTATTAATTAACTGTAAAATAGGTATAATGGATTATTATGCTACAAAAGATAGGTTTTCAGCCAGGTATTAACAAACAAATCACAGAAACTGGAGCAGAGAGTCAGTGGGTTGATTGTGATAATGTTAGATTTCGTTATGGAACTCCAGAAAAAATAGGTGGTTGGAAACAATTAGGAGAAAGTAATCTTACAGGTGCTGGTCGAGGTCTACATCATTTCGTAAATAGTTTAGCTAGAAAGTATGCTATCATTGGTACAAACAGAATTTTATATGCTTTTTCTGGAGGTGTATATTATGACATACACCCTATTAAATCTACAACCACGCTTACAAGTGCATTTACCACGACCAACGGATCACCGACAGTTACAATAACTTTTTCTAGTCCACACAGCATATCTGCACAAGACATAATATTATTAG